TGCTATTTTAATGGGTGTTGTAATTAAATCTGATTGTTTTATTTGTAATGGTCCTAAAGTTGTTAAGGTCGGGCCAAAACATCCCGACAATAGTATTCCTACACATAAAATAGGCAGGACTTTCAAGCAGAAATGTCCTGCCCTATTGAATTTATACAATAAGCGGATTGACCTATTTGACTCAGGTATACGACCATTGTGTTTCAGTTGCTCGCTCTGTACTGTATTATTTATTTCTTGCACTTTGTCTAGCCTTATGCTTTTTGATGACTTGTTCAGTTTTGACTTCTTTTATTGATTTTTTTCTATGCTCTTGAGCAAAAGCACTTTTAGGATGTGCTTCTGCAATCTTTGATTGTACTTCTTTCCAACCTTGATCACTTCTATAACTCATGCCACTTACACCTGCAACAATATTAACGCTTGTTATTTGTTGTTTGATGTGTTTGTTTGTTTTAAGATATGATTCCATTTCATCAATAGACATCATATCGGTAAATTCTTTACCTGTTTTGGTATTTCTAAATGAATATAAAGGCATTTATTTTAATGATAGGTGAAATAGTAATTGATTAGTTGCTAAAAGCATATCTTCTAATATACTTTCTAAATCCATTTGACCATCAACTTCTTTAGCCATTTGATTAATTCTATCTGCTGTTTTTTGTACTTCAGATTTTACAATATCAATATCGGCATAATTTAAAATACCTGGTCTTAATTCAGCACTAAACTTAATTCTTTCACCAGTTTTACCTTGTAGTGTTTCAACAAACTCATCATTTAATTTATTAAAGTTTGTATAGTATTCACCTAATGCTTCATGCTCTGAATACGATTCTGTTTGCCAATGATATGATTGAATATCATTCAAAAAGTTTATGTTTTGTTGTATAAAGTTTATCATAGTTTTATTTATCTTTCAATATTCTACCGTAATTGGGCCAACCAAACTTATCGTGTGATTCACCTACATATCTCCAACGTATAACTCCTGTGTTAGGATTTCTTTCGTATATTTTTTGTTTTTCTTTTTTCTCTATTTTCTTTTTTGCCGAAGATTCTGTCATATTCATTCCTATATTTGTCATTTGATACTCTGGATTTACCATCCCATTGTCTACCTTTTTCCTTGCTCATCTTTCTCAATTATACCTTCTATATCACCCTCTTGCATTAAAAAATAATCTTTACCCTCAACTGTAATATCTACACCAGCACCCCTTTTAAATTTCACTTCGTCACCAATCTTTACACTAGGTGGTAATCTTTCACCTGTTTTTTTACTTCTATAACCTTCACCGATAGCAACTATTACACCTTGCTGTGGTCTTTCTCTGGCATAATCTGTAAGAATAATACCCCCTTCAGTTTTTTCAGGCATTTGAGATTCATAATCTATTAACATATTTCCATAGATTGGTCTAAATTTTAGTTTCATTATATTTTTTAACTCCTTCTTTGAACCATTCAGGCATTTTTGCTGGTAATTTCCAAGTAGCAAATTCTTGTTTCTTCATTATATAGTATTTACGATAAGACGCAACTATATCACCAGGTACTTTACATTCATCTGGCATAGCAGGTGTAGCGTCTGTACCAATCACATCAACTCTAGCATTTTTAGGTGGGTGTTTTAATATGTCGCCAAGTTTTTGAATAGTTAAATGGTCTTTGATATGATTATATCTTAACTTGTATTCTTCATTAAGAGCCATCATATGTCTGTATAACCATGTATAATTGTATGCTGATTGCATAACCCATTGTGTAGATGGATGATTTAACCAACCTGCCTTGTAGATAATTGCTTCTTCATTTGAATTATCAAGTTTCCATCTTCTAATTTTTCTACCATTCTTTGTCTTATCAAAATATTCTGTACCATCTAATACTCTTTTAGCAGTACAAAGCATTTGAGCAGACTCAAGTATCATTTTTACAACGTGTTTATCCAGTAACATTTTAGCAGCTTTTACTGGATCTCTATCAACATAAAAAATATTCATTAGTGTACTAACCTCCTCATCACATAGTCTTTCATATTATATTCGTTTGCTAAATCCATCATCTTATTATACCACATAGATTTCATTTCATCTGTTTCAGCATCAGCACACGCTTTTGCTAAATTGTCTAATCTATGTTTTTTAAGATTGTCTGGATCTTTTAGTCTTTTTATGTCATCAATTGTCATCATAGTATATATTATATATTAATTTAACATCAAAGTCAAGCACTTATTTTACTTCTTTTTATCGTTATTCCAGTCATATATTTGATTTAATTTAAGTCTTATTTCTTCTGGATCGTCACCAAATTCTTTAGCAAGTGTTTTAAATGGTTTGAGTCGTTCATTTCTACTTTCTAATACTTCTATTCTACGTTTTAATTTTTCTTTTTCATCACCTTTTGCCACTTCTCTTTTATTCTTCCATTGTCTTAATGAAATATTAGCAGCAATCAATAAAAGAACAGCAAGTGGATCAAATACAAATATTAATATGAGTATTACAATTCTAACAGCACTATCAAAATTATCCTGTGCGTTCTCACCGTAAATCAATTCTGCCACATACTTGATAGGCCCCACTTCAGCCTCTATTTTATCTTGTTCTAATTGTAAACCTGCTTTTGAATTTGTAAGTTCAGCAATCTTGTCACTTGCATTGTTTATGGCATTGTTTAAAGCATTACGTTCTTCTTCTTGTTTTGCTCGTTCTTTTAAACCTCTTGTTACATATTCTTTTTCTATGTAAACTTCAAGTGCTTTGTCTAATTGGTCAAGTGTTTTTTGTGACCTATCTATTATTAACTGTTGTTGGTTGATTTGTTTATCAATAAGTTCTATTTTGATATTATTACCTGATGTAGGTTTTACTTGGTCTAGGTGTGCCTTTGATAGAAAACCAAAGATACCCATTGATGTTATGAATATTAAAACAATAATTGCACCAAATAGATATGCTTTTAATAAGCGTGGTACATCTTCTTTCCAGTTATTATATAACCAACTGGCGGCAACTAGTTTACCAACTTCTAATGCTGAACCCATAGCAATAATAGGTATCGCTGCACCAGCAAATAACGTAGCAAGTCCTATAATAGAATAACCTGCCGCAATTACAGATATACTGATAGCTGATAGGAAAGTTAATAGTGTAAGAAACATAGTATTATTATTTATCTGTTAAATACCTTTTCTTATACCATTTATAAAAAGGTTTATCAGTAAATAATTCTGCTATTTCACTAGCAGGAACTTGGTCACTTCTAATACAATCAGCTACATCTTGGTAGTCTGTTATATCAACTTTTCTTGTCATCTTTTTACTCATACTATTTTCTCCTATTGTTATTAAAAGTCTTCTACGTTTTTTTTAAAGGACATCATCTGGCAACCTGTCTGCCTTTAATAAATCATCTAATGGTGATGGTTCTTTTTTTGGTTTTGATTTTACAGCATTATAACCTATAACATAAGCAATCATCATAACTACAACTGTTAATAGTATACCAAATATGCCTAATATTAATCCATATTGTAATGTCATTTTACTCCTCTGGTTTCTTTTTTGGTTTAACGTGTGAATCTTCTTTTACTTTAATTTCTATATCTTCAATTTTTTCTTCACGTTCTCTAATACTCTTTACAATGTATAAAACTCTTTCAGAATAATCTACGGTAGTTGAATATGCCTTTAATGTATCAACTAATTGAATAGGATCAAGTTCTAAATTAAAAGCAATCATTCTATTTCTTAACTTTCTAAAATCTTCATAAGCGTGATGATTGTTTAAAAGTTCTACAAAGAATTTTACGCCTTGACATTTAGTGTTAAATACTCTTACACCCCAACCTTTCCACTTTGTACGGCCTTCTAATAACATATGTGGTACTTCTTTGTCGTAAGTTCTTATTCCAAATAGATTATTACCCTCTATTGCAAATCTACTTGTTCCCCAACCAGACTCTAATGCGGCCATTGCCACAATCATTTCAGTTGGCACTCTTTCAAATCTTGGTGTTTCAAAATTTACCCAATCAACACACTTTTTAACTGCCTCAACAAATTGCACATCATTTTTATATTCAAATGCTGGTTCTTGTAAACCTAAACTATTTGCCCAATTTGTATAGTAAGTTTCTATATCTTTTTTAATATAGTGTTTTGTAATTGGATTAGGAAAAAACGTACCTGTAACATAGGCGCTCAACAGTAATACCATCCATAAAGATATAATCTTTAATATTCTATTTTTTTGCTTCTTCAACTTCACCTGCCTTTATAATTTTTTTTAAATCATTTAAAGTTTTCTTTTTATTAATAGTGACTACATACCATTTATATCTTACCGTATGTTCGTTTGTAGGGCCAATGTATGGTACATCATATTCTCTATTAAATACAATTAAATCTTGTAAATACAATTTAACAAGGTC